TAGACTCGACCAACTACGTCGAGCTGTCGTTCACCTCTGGCTTCGCCGCGGGTGCCGGCACGATGCGCTTACCGGCAGGCGAGACCATGCTGATCCCGTACATCAACACGAACCTCTACCTGATTGCCAACACCTCCGCGGTGACCATCCAGGCCACCTTCTGCGAGATTTAACGCACCAACCCTATGGCAAACGAAGTCGAGATGTCCGCGCGGCTTTACGCCTCCAAGGGCGGCGCCGTAATCAACTCACTGTCCTACAGCGCGATTGCCAACATGACCGGCACCGACATGGGGCAGCAGACCCAGGTGGTCGGCACTAGCGACGAGGTTCTGGACCTCACCGCTGATCTGTCTACACCCTATCGCCTCCTGGTGGTCAACCTGGACTTGGTCAACCCGGTCTCTATCGGGCCTTCCTCACCGTACTCGTTCCAGATCCCAGCCGGGCAGTTCATCCTGATCCCGTGGGTCGACGCTACGATGTACGTCAAAGCCAGCAACAGCTCCGTAAAGATCTTCGCTCAGTTCTGCGAGATCTAACCAGCCATGGCCATTCAACTGCCCTCCAAACTGGCCGAGACCGGCCTTAAGGCAGACCATGCCCGGGCTATTAACCAGCTCATCGAGGCCGTGCGACGGGTCCAGCTCATCGCCGGGCCTGGCCAACGGGTCGAGCAGAACGCCAACGGCACGACTCTAAAGACCCCGGTGATGTCGACAACGGTGCAGACCTCCGAGGAGTCCTGGTTCTACTGACCATGCCCTACGCTACCGACAGGAAAGACAAGATGTTCACGGCCTACAACCTGAACGTCCTTTACAGCCGGTTCGACGCAAAATGTCGGGCAGCGTTGAATGAGATGGGTCCGCTGTGGGCTGAAACAGTTAGTGCAATCCATTGGTCGGCGCCGTTCCCTTACGGTGTGTGGTACGTCTACCGGAACGACCCGCAGACCGCTTTGAGACTAAAGGACGACGGCGGGGTGCCTAACCCTTCCATCCCTGGAATAGGCTACTACCGCGACGAGCACAGCCAACAGGCGGCCAAGATCGCCCTGTCGAAGCTGGAGAACAAGTATCTCGACGTGTCCGGCGGCCAGGTCTACGTCGACCATCACAGCACCTCAGGCGATCCTTTCACCTGTGACGTCGGATCGATCCACTACAGCTTCGAGCTGTTACGCCGGGAGGTGGCAGGCATCCAGTACGACGTGCACCTCGGCTGGGATCCTCAGGCCGGCTCAGGCCTGACGTCCTATGTCCGCGGCAGCCTCGGGCCTTCCGACCCCACACTGCCTCCTGGTCGGATCCACAAGCACAAGCTGGCTGTCGCCGAGATCGCCATCGAGGGCCTGACCGTCTTTCGTATCCTCAACACCTACCAGCGTTACGACTGCTGGCGGGTGCACAACTGCGGCACCACCACCGTGCAGGTGTTGCTCCAGCTACCCGATGGCAGTGGCGATAGGGAGTTTGTAGGCCCAGGGCAGGTCCGAGCCTTCCGACGCCGCAAGGACGGCACATGGGCCACGCGCTGGCCTAACGGTGGCTTCTGTTACTATTTCTTCCCGTACTTCCCAGGTGACGTGCCGTATTTCGCCGAGGGCCCACCGAGCTGGCAGTCTCCAAGCACCTCGCCATTCCTGGCTCTGGAACGCTCGGCCCAGGCCAACAACGTGGCCAACCCGTTCATCATGTTCGACTGGCTGCACACGATGGAGGCACAGATCGACCCAAAGGTTCATCACGACATCCGGCAGGTCTACCCAGGCGTCTATGCCGACCCGGGTGACTACCGGCAACAGCTCGGCGACCTGGTGTTCACCTGGGGACGGGCCAAGGTGCGATATATTTTTGGATCTTCCGGCCTGGTATCCGAGGAAAAGATCGTCAACTTCCCGGGCGTTGGAAGCCTGGTTCAACGGCTGGAAGGTCTCGGAATCACCGTGGTTCAGAATTCGACAAGTCTGACGCTGACCAGCCGCCGTGGTTTGATCTATATCAGCCCGGTCGATTGCAACATCTTCAGCGATTCACAATATCCATATTGGGAGATCGGTGTGGTGCCGGTCACTATTTCGACGATTTATCCAAGCTCAACCAACCTCCAGCCATTCTGGTCTGCCGGCAACGAGGCCACGATCTTCGACAAGGTGCTGGATGTCCGGCGCCGTCTGGCTGTTGAGGCTGGTTTCCTGAACGACTACGAGGACGCCCACGACATCACCGAGGACAGAATTGGGCTTCTCAGGTTGACGCCTCAAGGGCTGGCGTGCAGCACTGGATCCCCGTTTGGAATCGAATCAAATATTTTGATCGACTACGAGCAGTATGCTTCAGCCAGCGATCTCTACAACACATCGCGCAACCCAGACTTTGGTGTAGGCCCTTGGACCAATTTTTACATGAACTCGGCCAATCGAACAGTGTTGATTGGTCCATCAAAGGTAAACAACGTAACGGGTCAATGGACCAACCTGTTCCCGACTAAGATCAGCACATCTACAGCAACCTCGGCCCTGCTTTATCAGGGATCGATCAATGCTGCCTTTATTCCTCCTGGAGGCCCCTGGGGATTCTCATCAGGAAACTACGACAATGAGCTGATGCGAGCCACCTATGGCGATCCTGAACACGCTTCAATCTCTGGATTTGAGGCTGACTTCTGGGTCAACAAATGGGGAGGGCCCAACGGTGTCGATGCCTCGGTGCGGATCCTAGGCAGCCCAAACAAAACACCTAAGTTTATAACAGGACCAGATGGTCTTTTGCAGAAATCAGTAGACGACGTTTTCAAGGACAAGCTGGTATCCCGTTTTGCCTCGACTGTCCCCCTTCAGACACTGACCACAGTCGCCACCTACCGAGATGCTCTTACGTCCATCAAATTTGATAACGGAGGGCACATATCAAGCACCTTCGATATCCCTTACCGCCCTCTGCTGACGCTTAACGGCGGCCCAGGATCTGGTCCATTCTTCCATAAGATCCCGAAGTCGGCCTGGCTGTGGAATTTGCTGCAATGGCGCCTGGACTCTTGGACTGAGTCGCCGTGCCTGTGTATCCAAAACTTGTCCGCCCCGGGCCTGCCTGGATTCTTTGGCACCGGCTACGAGCCCGACTTCGACCTGGATGCCTGGTATCTCGACCAGGCCGGCTACGATCTTCTAAGCGGCTACGGCGTCCAATGCTTCCGAGGCGAGGACAGCTTTTCGACCGAGTATTTTTTTGTGCCGCCACAGAACATCCAGACCTGGTGCCGGAAGTTCGGCTTCACCTCGGGCAACTGGCAGACCGAGAACGGCCAGCCTACCGAGTTCCCCGCGGTGGCAGCCACCCGAGTAAAAGACTACCGGAGCTACTCTGAAAGAGAGACCCAGAAGGTATTATCCTACTTCGACGCAACGACCAATTCTCAGAAATACCTGACCCTGAGCTTCGTTGATCTTAAGGGAATTTAACCCCTGTTTGACCCCTGCAAACATTGGGTTTTATCTTAAATCTACAGAAAAGAGTAGAATGCTGTAGACGGTAAGAATGGTCTGGGTCATATTCAGTCCATGAGCAAGAGCGAACATTTCAGCCAGCCGCAAAAATTTTACGCGAAGAATTCAATCACCGGACTCTTCTTCGGCGAGGGCAAGTGGACCTTGACTGCCCCGACCGAGTCCTTTGACAAGGTGACCATTTCTTTCATCAAGGCTACCTGGTTGAACGTGGTTGTGATCCCTCTTTCGGTGGATGAGCAGGCGGCTGAAGAGGGCTGGTCACCGGCTTGGTTGGTTTGACCTCTGCGTCGAAAGAAACAACACCATGAGCAACGACATCATTTCAACCAACCCGAGAATCAAAGTCACGTTGAGGAGCATCAAAACTGCTGATGGCTATCACAACGTGGACTGCAAAGAGCTTGTTGATTTTGCAATGGCCAAATCCGATTCCGATGCCAAGCGCAACGGGCAGCCTAGGTTCTGCATCTTTGAGGGCAACGAGTTGATCCAAATCAAAACCAAGAAGGCGTTGGAAAAGATCCTCAACACCATCTCTTGTCCGGTTAAAGTCGAGGCCTTCAGGAACTTCGACCACGGTGTGACGATCAAACTGCTCTGATTACTTTAGCCCCGGGTGGGGCCAATACCACCCCCAGGGGCGCGACTGGTTAACGCGCAAACCACAGCAACACCACAGCAATGCACAGCAATGAACCTCAACAGCTTAATCTCAGCCCTGATGATCGTAGAAAGCAGCAACAACGACCTGGCCATCGGTGACCAAGGCCGAGCCATTGGATGCCTCCAGATCCACAAGGCCGTTGTCCTGGACGTCAACCGGATCACCGGCAGCCATTACCGTTGGGAAAGTATGACCAACCGAGTTCAGGCCAGGGCGGTGTGCGAGGCCTACCTGACCCACTATGGCAAAGGCTGCACTACCGAGCAGTTGGCCCGTAAGTGGAACGGAGGCGGTCCCAGGGGCGAGAAGAAGCAGGCCACCGAGGCCTATTGGAACAAAGTCCGCAAGCATCTGTAATGAAACCAAAGACCATCAACGTGACACCAACCACCCACCAAAAACTGCGAGCCTACTGCCTCGCCAACGGCCTCAAGATTCAGGCGGTGGCCGACCATGCAATCTTAGCCTGGCTAAAGAAGGCCGCCCGATGAAGAGGATCTTGGCCATCGACCCAGGGATGTCCGGCGGCCTGGCGCACTTCGCCGGCAACCGGGTCACCCTGGAGCCCATGCCGACGACCGACAGGGACATCCGAGATGTCCTGGTCAACTTCCTGTCCCAGTCGGATGTCTGCTACATCGAGAAGGTCGGCGGCTACATCGGAGGCAAAGGGGCGCCGGGCAGCGCCATGTTCAACTTCGGTCGCAATGTCGGCTTCCTGCATGGCCTCATTGCTTCCATGAACACCAGGTGCATCGAGGTGACACCACAGCGCTGGCAGCGGACTTTGGGTGCAGGCACCAGCAAGACGCACGGGAAGCGCTGGAAGGGCCATCTAAAGGGCCTGGCGCAGCAACGGCAACCTTCACTCCACATCACTCTAAAGACGGCAGATGCGGTGCTTCTGTTGGAGCACGCCTTGATTGCGGAGGGCGTCAAGTGAGCGACACCGTCATCGTCAAATGCAACGTCTTGAACGCTGTCCAAAGCCAAGAAATCATTGCTTTGAAAGACCGCATCAAGCGGCTGGAGGAGGCTGGGGATGCGCTATGCGAAAACTCCAATCCATCACGCTGGGATTCACCAGCAGCCGCTGCTCGAAAGATAATAGACCAATCAAACTGGAACAAAGCCAAGGAGGCAAAGCTGTGAGTGATACACCGAGGACAGATGACGCTGAGTATCTTAGTTACGATTCGGAGCCGCCAGAATCGCTTGAAATGGTAGATGTGGCCTTTGCTCGACAACTCGAACGCGAACTTAACGCAGCCAACGACCGCATCAAGCGGTTGGAGGACATCATCAGCAGAGCAAGCAGCAGGTTCTTTCGCGATGGGTCTGACATTCAAGTTGCCAATGGAATGCTAACCATTTTAGAGGAAGTGAGACTGAAATGAAACACCTGCACGAACTGCCGGAAGACCACCGGCTAAGGAACGTCGCCATCCAAGACATCGATGTCCGTATCCGCTGCCGTCACACGAAGACAACCCGCGATCCGCGCACTTGGAAGATCAAGGGCGATACCTACAACCGCCTCGGAGACAACTGGAAGATTAACTTCGACTTCATCCTGCAATGAGAGACTTCGACGTAGCCTTTACGATGATCGAGTACGGCGGATCATTCGTTCGCAAACTAGGCGCCGCGGCGCTGGTGGCAGACCCAGAGAATCTGGCGAAGATCAAGTCAGCCTGGCCCGACTACTGGTCGCAATACGACCGCATGGCAAAACAGCTTTCGGAGGTTGAAAAGCAATCCTCTAAGTAAACAACAACAACACAACACAGCAACAATATGGGAATCACAGTATCAACAAAACAAACAGGCGGCACTTTCACACCGTGCCCCGAGTACACCGGCCGCGCGGTGTGCGTCGACATCACGCCGCTTAAGGCCTATGAGACCGAGTACGGCACCAAGCAAAAGTTTAAGATCGCGTTTGAGTTAGACCTCCAGGACAAGACACGCAACCCGGTGCAGCCCTGGGTGGTCATGACGGCGCCGATGACCGCCAGCCTGCACGAGAAGGCCGGTCTGACGAAGTTCCTTAAGGACTGGCATGGTCGGGCCCTCACTGCCGAGGAGACCACCAGCCTTAACCTGGACAGCCTTATCGGCAGGCCGGCCACCGTGGTAATCGTTCACGAGTTGTCCAAGGACGGCACCAAGACGTTCTCGAACATTAAGCTCATCATGCCGCACAAGAGCGGTGAGGCCTTGAAGCCCTCGGGCCTGTGGGTACGGATGGAAGACAGGCCGCCCAAGGATGACGACCAGGTAAAGACGATCACTCCTGACGGTTCAACCAAACGCTCGCCTGACCTAAGCGCCACCCAGGTGCACGTCGGAAAATTCAAGGGCGTGGCCATCTCGGAGCTGACCGACGACGCCGTGCAAGGCCTAGCCGAGCGCTGGCTTCCTAAGGCTAAGATTAGCCCGGGCAAGACCCAGGAGGACATCCAGCTCATCGCTGCCATCAATGAGCGCCTGGAGCAGATCAACGCCAAGAACCAACCAGACTTCGACGACGTGCCCTTTTAATGAAACCCAGGAAGCCCTACGTCAAACTGGTCGACAAAGTGCCCGAGGTGGTTCGGATGCGCTCCGAAGGCAAGACCCTCGAGGAGATCGGGAAGCACTTTAACCTGTCTCGCCAGCGCATCAAACAGATCGAGCAGTCGGCCGAGATACACGAGGAGATCCTGCGCCAATGGGGATTCCCGTTCACGGTCAGGACGTTCAACACCCTCGAAAGGCTGTGCGTCAAGAGCCGCGACGAGGCCTTGCAACTCTACAATACCGGCCACCTTCGACCAGGAGCTGTCCGCGGATTTGGGTGGGTCTCCTATCATGAGATCTGTGAATGGCTTGAAGTACCGACCACCCGGGAGCCGATCAACTTCCTCGTTTGCCCACATTGCGGCAAAAAGATCTAAACACCTTCCGGCAGCCTGTTGCTGCTGGGGACTCGTAGGGCCGGGGGCGCGCATCGGCCGACAAACGCGCAACAACTCTCAACAACTCTGACAAATGCCAGCCAATCCAAACATCTACTTCGACATCGAGACCGGGCCTCTACCGCTAGAGCAGCTCAACATCCCAGCCTTTAACCCAGCCGACGTGAAGCTCGGCAACATCAAGAACCCCGACCTGATCGCCGAGAAGCTCCAGAAGGCCGAGGAGAGCCACACGGCCGACTACATCCGCAATGCCGCCCTGGATGCCTTGTCGGGCCAGGTGCTGTGCATCGGCTACCGGGTCGATCATCAGGAGCAAAACATCCTGTGCGCCGATGCCGATGGTGAGGCCCACCTGCTGCGACAATGGTGGGCGCTTCTCAACTACTACGAGCGCCAGCCACAGCTCATCGGCTTCAACATCAAGGCCTTCGACCTGCCTTTTTTGATCAAGCGGTCCTGGCGCCACAAGATCATGCCGCCCTACTGGTTGCGGAACGGCCGCTACTGGTCCGAGCTCGTGGTCGATCTCCGAGAGGTGTGGCAGTTAGGGGACAATCGGGCCCATGGGAGCCTTGCGTCGATCAGCCGGCACCTGGGACTCGGCGAGAAGAGCGGCAACGGCGCCGACTTCAGCCTGCTGTGGAACACCGACCGCCAGGCTGCCATCAACTACTGCCTCCAGGACGTAAAGCTCACCCAGGCGGTGGCCGACATCCTGATGCCGGCCTACTGAGGGATGGACATCGACCAGGAGAGCAGATAGATAGAGCCCGTCAGCGCGAGCCGTAGGAAGCGAGCGCAGGCACCACAAGAGAGACCATGTTCAACCAACTTTTCCCCGTCCGTACCGTGCAACGTCGCGCCGTTTCTCCGCGAGTTCCTACCACGGTGCGTGACGGGGTCTCTGTTTGAATTATGAGTGAAGAAAACAAAACAAGAAAGGCACCAGCCTTTCAGTTCTATGCCGATGACTTCTTAGCAGGCACTTCAGAGATGAGCGCTGAGGAGGTTGGTGGCTACATCAGACTGCTCTGCCACCAATGGACTAAGGGAGGAATCCCGAACGACGAAGAGCGTGTTGCTAGGATAGCCGGAATGATAGGGTCGCCATCCGTTGGCTATGTCATGGCTAAGTTCCGGCTATGCGATGGCCATACACTAAAGAACGAAAGACTAGAGAAAGTCCGAGAGGAGCAACAAGCCTTTAAGATCCGTCAAGCTGCTGCAGGTACCAGTGGAGCCGCAAAACGATGGAAGAAATCGCCAGATCATGGCCAGGCCTATAGCCAGAGTGATGGGGTCGCCATAGCCGCACCTATGGCCGGAGCATGGCCAGAGAATAGCTCTCCATCTCCATCTTCATCTCCTATAGTAAAGAAGATGGCGGACAGGCCGCCCAGTGTTCGTTTCCAAAAGCCTACGGTCGAAGAACTGACCGCCGAAGCCATCAAGATCGGCCTGCCTCTACCCGAGGTCGACAAGTTCCTCAATTACTACGAGTCCAACGGTTGGAAGGTTGGCAAGAACTCGATGAAGTCCTGGCCTGCTGCCATGAAGGGCTGGTTATCTCGCCTAGGTGAAGCATCGGGTCTGGTTGGATGTAAAGGCGCGGCCAGCCCCGAGGTCGACTGGAGGAAATCCGTATGACCAACGACGTCTTCTATCCCGAGCAGGACGAGCTGGGCATGATCGGCGCCTGCCTTACCGGATCCATCGACACCTGTGCCGATGCCTTGTCCGACGTGAGAAGCGACTGGCTGCTCAATGACAGCCTCCGCCTGACCTTCGACGTCATCCGCGGCATGGTGCAGGAGAACCGGCACCCATCCCTCCAAGAGCTGGGTAAGGAATGGAAGAAAGCCTATGGCCAACTGCCTATGCCTTTCGATTCATGGAACCAGGCCATGGAGGCCTGCCCATCACCGGCCAACCTGCTGTATTACATTCAAGGCATCACCGAGGCCGCCCATCGTCGCCAGTTAAGAGACGCCGGGGACCGCTTAATCCGCGAGTCGGCTGTCCTGACACTCAAGCCCGATCAAATCGTCGCCAATGCCGAAGCAGGGCTCACCATCGATGTCTCTCAAGAGACACTGCAAACCTCTAAGCAGGTGGCCGGATCTTTTATCGACTCAATGCAGGACAGGTTCAATCGCAAAGGCACGCTGTCCGGTATCGCCACAGGCTTCCATTGGTTCGATCACAAGACCGACGGCCTCCAACTCCGAGAGATGGCCCTCATCGCAGCCCGGCCAAGCATCGGCAAGACTGCCATCGCCATCGCCATCGCTCACAGGGCAGCCATCCAGGACAAGGTGCCCACCCTATTCGTCAGCCTGGAGATGTCCCGGGAAGCCATCTTCCGACGCATGGTCTCGACCATTGGAAGCATACCGATGCAGAGCCTAAAGTCTGGCGACCTTACCGACGGTGACATGAGGTCCATGACCGCGGCCTCGGCCAAGATCGCCAGCAGCCCACTGTGGTTCCTCGATGGACCAAGCAGCCACAGCATCGCCAGCATCACCGCCCATGTCCGAAGGGCTGTCCGCAAACACAAGGTTCGCCTGGTGATCGTCGACTACATCCAGAAGGTAAAGGCAGCCGACCGATCAGAGAAGCGCACCTACGAGGTGGCTGAAGTATCCGGCAAGCTAAAGGAGATCGCCGTGCAGACAGGTGTGGCCATGCTCGCCCTGGCGCAACTAAACCGCGAATCCGAAAAGGAAAAGGGCCGTCAGCCAAAGCTGAGTGACCTGGCCGACAGCGGTCAGCTCGAGCGCGACAGTGACCTGGTGGCCCTTCTAAACCGTGACAGGACCGAGCCCTCTGGCGAAGCTGCCATCATCATCGCAAAGCAAAGAGACGGCGAATGCGGCCACGTCAAACTCCATTACGAAGGCCAGTTCTGCCGGTTCACCGACCCATCGCCCAGCTTCTAACAATGAAAATACCCTACGACCTCGACCGAGTTAAACTCCTGCACGAAGCCCCCAACCTGGTTGCCCTGGCGATCAAGCGTGGATGGATGTCCTACCCTCGCAGCGTCAAGCTCAGTGCCTTAGGCACGCCCGTCGTGGTGCTCGAGGAGGAGGAGGACTACGAGATCACTGCAACCGCACAGGATGCCGACGTGTGTCGCAAGGCCTACGACTTGCGCGAGCGTAACCTTAGCCTCGACGATGTGGCCAAGGCGTGCGGTGTTGCTCGAGGTTCTGTTGCTTACATCATAGCGAAAGGCCATGAAATGTATTTAAGGCAGCAAAGGATAGGGCATAGTACAATAGATACATCTGTTAAACCTGCAAATATGTAAGGAATCTTTTGCCATATCTCCCATAACAGGTGAACGCGAGAC